CGTCCGGGTTGCCGTAAGAGCGGACAAAGCCGGGCAAATCAATTTGCCCGGTCAAAGCCATCTGCGTAAGCCAAGAATTGTAAATCGGCTGGGTCACGTCGCCCGCGAATTTCTTTACAAAGCGGCCAAGGTAGATTTCAAATTCATTGTTAGCCTGTCGGCTCGCGCTGTAATTGTTTCCGAATTCAAGCATAAGGACTTCCGGCGGAATGCCCTTCGACCAAGCCAAAACGGCGATGACCGACTTTTCAAACGTCGAATAGTTGACGTTGGGCCGGTTCGTTTGGAAGCTCTGAATTTTTCCCCCGGCGGGGGTCTTGTAAACCGTTCCGGGGTTCATAATGTCAATCTGATTCGTAGGCGGATTTATAATCGGGCCGTAACCGACGGGAAGCGCTCCGTCCGGGGCGGGCGGTATCGGCGTTCCTGTAACGCCTCCGGCCGCTCCCTGCGCGGGAACGGCTCCGCCGCCCATAGAGCGGGCCAAGTCCGCCGGGCCGAATGTCTTTATTTCGTTTGGCGCTTCTTCCAAGAAAAGCGGAATCATCGCGTTTACCAAAGCGGCCCGGACTTCCGCGTCGCGCGTCCTGTCCAAGTCCTTGAGCATATAGATTGAATCGCTCAAAAGCGGCTCGCCGCGCACGTCGTCAACAAAATGCTCGCTTCCGTAAACCATCCAGCTTATCAAGCGGCCGCTTTTCTCGCCTCGGACGGGAATGCGCTCAAAGCTGAATTCCTCGCCAATCTGCGAGCGAACGTAAAAGGCAACCTTCTTTCCCCAGCGGTCAAACTCCACGCCGTGCTTGATGTAATGGCCGTCGCGCAAACTGTAAACGTCCGGCGTTCTGATATGGTCGCCGTTGACCCATTGCCAGCGCGGAAGCTTTGTGTTTTGGTCGATGCGGCTAATGATTATGCCGTCGCCGCTGATTAAGCTTTCCATGCGGACGCGCTCCTGGAAAGCCCCGAACGATTCTTTTTTGCTCCAATCAAAAACGGCTGGCGTGTTGGCGTAAAGGTCGAATTGCGTGGCGATTTTGTCGCCGTATTGAACGGCCAAAGCCTCGCGCTCCGCGTCTTCCAACTTTGGAAAAAGAATCGCGCCCACGGGGGTCGGCGTCGCCACAATTCCCGTGTGCACCTCGTTCCAAACCAAGCGGCGGATAACGCCCTTGGCATAAAGGTTAGTTCTAAACAAATTGGCGCTGCGTTTTCGCAGCTTCCAGTAATCTACAAAAGTCCAATCGCTCACCGGGCCAAGCGAGCCGAAAAATTTAGAGCCGTTCCAAAAGTCGCCGCCGTAATAGTCGCCCAACGCCTTGACGGCGATTTTTTTCAAGGCCGCTCCGTAATTGTCCAAAGTTTCTTCGCCCATATCAATATCCCGGAATCACTTGCTTCCAATGGTCGCCGCCGTTCAAGGCGCGCTCAATCCTGTGAATTTCGTCAATCAATTTGTCGCGGCGCGCGTAAAGCGTCGCAAGGTCGGTTCTTTTGACAGTCTGCCTATCCTGGCCGCTGTCTATCGTGTATTCTTGAACGCCGTCCGCTCCGCTTGTCGAAGTGAAAGCCAAAATGGCGCGGTTCAAGCCGTCCAATAAAATTTTGTCGTTTCTTAAAGTTATAATCCAAAAGTCGCGTCCGCCGACGGAAGCGACTTCGTTGGGGTCGTCAAGCTGCATACCCATCGCTTTCCCCCTTTCTCATAGCGCCCAAAAGATTTTCACGGCCGCAAATCGCAAGCCGCGCTCCGCTTTTAGAAAAGCCGTCTTGTTCAAAAACAAGAAAAGATTTTGGCGTAAGTGTATAAATTAAAATCGCTACATGACCGTAAGGATTGCTCGTTGTCGCTCCCCAAACCAAAACATCCTCGCTCAAATATTTTCTGCCAGGTTCTTCGCGTAAAACACAAACACCTTCGCCAGGATTATCAAGCAAATCTTTTGCGCCTACAACCGGCGGCGACTGTTTTATTCCCCAATATTCCCCGCGATATTGCCTGTATAAATCAACGCATTGCGGGCCAAAATGGCCATCGTAATCAACTTTGATTTTGTAATATTTCAAGACAAATTCGCCAAACGACATCGCCGCCTCCTTAAAAAAAAGCCCTGCAAAAAGCTATGGCGCAAAACGGGAACGCTTTCCGCTGGGGAAGACTTTCCGCAGGGCTAAAAACCTATTTTTTTGTCGCCTTGATGATGCCGAAGATAATTGTAAGCAAGGCAATCACCGCGCCGCCGATTGTCTCAAAAATGTTGGACTGCAAGTCGCCCAAACAAATCAAAACGCCCGACAAAACCGACAAGACAATCACGACGATTGTCATCCAGTTAAAGCGGCCTTCGTCCTTCGCCTTCTTGACTGTAGCGATAATCAAAGCGGCCAAGCCAAAAGCGGCGACGGCGATAGCCACCGCGTCCGCAAGCGGAAAGTTGCCAAAAAAGCCAACGCCAACGCTTATGGCAAACAACACCGCGCCAATAATAGCAAAAATCTTGCTCATTTTTTCTCCTCGACGCTTTCCAGCGCCTTAATGCCATTATAATTTTTTTCAAGCTCCTCATAGAGAATCTTGAACCTAGCCAAGCTCACAAACCATTCTTCGGGAACGGTCACGCTCCGCGCCTCTTTGTTCCGCTCCGCCCATTCCGCTTCTGGGAAAATCGGAAACGCCAGCGGCGGAACATAAAGGCGGTCGATGTATTCAACTCTTGGGCTTTGACAGCACGCCAATAGCGTTGTCAACGCTGTCGCCGCTATCAAGAGCGTTAATCTTTTCATTCGCTTCGTCCTTGTTTTTTTTCAAAACGTCAACCGCGTTCGCGAGCCTCGCCGCTTGCGCCGCGTATTCGTTCTTCGCTTTTTCCGTCGCCTCCAGCTTGCACTTCAAAACGCGCAGCTCTGAATTCAAATGCCGGATGACCATTCCCAAAACAAAAATCGCCACGGCGCAAACCGCGCCGACGATTAAAAAAAACTTTGTCACTTCTTGGCCCCCAGGAATTTGTCAATGAGAATGTTGAAGTCAATAGAACCAGCGCCAAGGCCGTAGACAAGCGACCAACCTATTCCGATTTCCCAAAGATTCGCATGAGGCAATATCCCAAGCCAATATAAATAAAGAGTGATAACAAGGCCACCGCCGCAAAAAAATTTAAAAAACTTGCTCGTTCCCTTGGCCGTGATTCTTTTTCCTTCGCCGTCTTTTTTCTCTTCGTCAACATTTTCTTCGCCCATTTTTCGCTCTCCTACTTCAAGCCGATTCTTACCGCGATGTAACCGGCAAGCAAAGTCAAAACGCCCTTAAAGCAATAGTCAATCCAGCCGGAATTTTTTTTCGTCATCTGGTCGTTTACGGCCAATTTAATTTCAAGGTTTTTGACGCGCTCTCCCAGCGCGGAAATTTCCGCGACGCGCGTGTCCATCCGCTGCGTCAAATGCTTAATCTCGTTCCGCACTTCGACAAGCATTTCAAAAATTTCTTTCGTGCTGACTGTCTTTTTAGTTTCCACAATTTCCCCCGCTTTCCCACAAAATTATTTTTTTTCCGACGCTTGCATTTTTATTAGCGAAGGAATTAGCGGGTCATACCAGAATCGCAGCTCCGCCAAATCCATTTCTTGCGGCTTGGTCGGCAAGTGGTAATTCTGATAAATTTCTCGAATCATAACTGGGACTCCGCTAACGGCGGAAACGCTTTTGCGCTTGCCGCCTTTAGCAATAGTCACAGTTAGCCCGCAATAAAAAAACTGGCAATGGCGCTCAAAATTTTAAAGTCGGTGTTAAAAACTCTTGCAAAGAAAGCCTCGTCCTGCCCCGTTATCGCGGAAAGCATCGCGACCGTCTTGTGAATTCCTTCCTGTTCTTTAAATTTATCCATTGCCATATAGCCCGCGCCATAAGGGGCTTTAAGAGTCAATTTTTTCCCGGCAAAACCCGCAGGACTTTTGTCGCTGACCGTGTATTCAAAATCTTTGCCATCGACTAAAACCAGTCGGCCGGACATAATCGCTTTGACAAGCCTCTCAGCTCCCGCGTCAAAAAGCTTTTCGCCGTTCGGGCCTTTAACGAACAAGTCAATGTCGTTCGCGTCCGCCCATTGTTTCAAATCCTCGCGAGCGAGTTCTTCGCTCATTTCAATCTTTTCTTCGTTTTCTGCCATTTTAATTCCCCTATGAAAAAAAATATTGCAAGGCGGGGGCCGTTAAGCCCCCGTCCTACTCGCTACATATAGCGCCAATCGCCCGCAAGGCTGATTGACATTGTGTTCGCGCCGCCGTCCAAAACC